AAATACCGTTATATGGGGCGTTACCGCTTACTTCGTTCTTTACAAGAATGCGGTCTGCTACTTGGACAACAGTTCCATCAACGCTAAGTGCGCCGTTAGATGAACCTGTAAGTGTTCCACCGCTTGAAGCAGAGAAAGAATAAGCAGGAAGTGTTGTAGCGGTTGCTAAATGCACTGAAGCCTTAACATCTAAGCCCTGTGCAACAGAATCCACATAACCTTTATTTGCTGCATCTGTATCTGCGCTTGGTGTGCCTAATCCTGTAAGTTTGAATCCAGCCATTGCCAAATCTTGTGATGGCGTGAATGCGTGTGTGTGATCTTCCTTAGAAGGCGTGGTTGCTGAACCTGCTGAACCTGCTGCACCACTAATAGCATTTGGTATTGCCGTTCCTAATGCTGGTGTTCCGTGTGTGTGATCAGCGCGAGCATAAGTAGTTGCTGAACCATTACCACTTGAAGCACCATAAGAGGTTTGAGCAGTTACTGTGCCGAACGCATTAGTTTGTGTCCATGTTGAACCATCTGAATAATAGAATAAATATGTGTCTGTCGCATAGTAAATAGTTCCTGCATCTACTGTTCCAGCAGCAGGTCGTGCCGCAAGAAGTCCTGATTGAACTGCGTTGCCAGCAACTTCCCAGCGAGTGCCATTGTAAATGTATAGTTGATTATCAACTGTGTTGTAGTAAATCTGACCAGCACTAGGAGTTGCAGGTGCGGTTGCCAAGTTTTGAATTACGGCATTTTGTAATTCATTTTTAGTTAAGTCAATACTGACTAGAAATTTGCGTGCCATGTTTTTTATTCTCCTAGACTATATACGCAACGCCTGTGAAGGCACCGGTAAATGTGATTATCATTTGATTTGTTGATGGATATGTTACTGAACCTTCGCATTGCGTACCACTTGAGTCTAACACAATAGCAATAGGATTAAATCCTAAATTGTGATTGATTGTCCAAGTGCTACTTGATACTGCTTGTGTATGTGTGTAAGCGATATCAGATGGAGTAAATGCTCCTGCTGGTCCTTGTGGTCCTGGAGCCGTTACTTCAACGATTGGAATTACTGGTTGAACTACAATTATATCGCTCATGGTGTCCTCGTTACTTGTGGGCTAACTTGAACTGTGCCTTGAACTAATCTTGTTACAACACCAGTTCCTGGTGCAGTAATTTCAATATCGTATGCGTATTTGCCGTTGGTAATTAATGCTGTCTGTGCTGCTGTCGCTTGACATGCTAGTAATCCAGTAGCGCCAGTAATAGTAATTCCACTACTAGGTGAAGTTAATGTTAATACTGCTGTCGCTGCCAATGGTGAAGTTCTGATTTGAAGTGCTGCGGTATATCCAGTTATATTAACTGGTGTTCCGTTTGGGTTCTTGTATGTAAAATTGATAAACCAATCCGCACCTTGATCAATAACTGTGTTGTATGTGACTGCCATTTATTCTCCGTTCAAAGGCGCATTACAATAATTACATACCTTGCTTGTTTTAGGGCTAGGCATTTGGCAAGCGGAACAGATTGTAGCCATGCCAGCAAGACCAGCATGTGAAACTGAACCATCTTTTAATTCTGTCAATGCCCATACTAAGGCATCTAACCTATCAGGTGAATCATCGGACTCAGGAGTCCACATTACCATCTGATCTTCTAATTGAGGAAACGCACCGACATGGTGAACTCTTTGCTGCTCGTATAAAGCGGATATCGGTTCTGCTCTTACTCGTTTACCTCTAGTTGCGTGAACTTTAGTAACAGGTGCATTTCTATCTACCTGTTGTAAAACCATAATGACCATATCTCCGCCATTGTTTGTTTCGGCGACAATGCGGTCTGCTTTCCATTCTCTAAATGCTTCAATCGCTCTCTTGCCCCACTCGTTTGGAGTAGCCCGTAAAGTATCATCAGCGAGGACATAGAAGTGCCCATCTGCGCTTGCTCCTGCTGTAACGATTCCAGTTTCATCTGAGTTTTCTCCGCTAGTAACTGCTGGGTCTATTGCTACTACTATCCGATACAGAGGTGGAAGTTTATCTGGTGTTATTCTGGTATCTTCAATCCAGTTTCTATTCCATAATGCGCCTTCGGCAGCATCAAGAAGTTCACCATATAACTCTTGCCTTCCTGTGCGAGTTCCTTCGTATCTCGCTCGCAACTCAGCGAGTGCGGTCTCAGATAAGTTCTTAGCATTATCAAATGTACTACCCCTAGTTACATAAACAGATTCATCTGTTCGTGTTGTCCAATCACGGAGAAGTCTGATTGGCTTAGGAGTTGTAGTAACTACCACTCTAGGTCTATCGCCTATGCGGAGTGCTGGTGCTAAACCTTCTGTCCAAGTTTCATACGGATATTGCCACATAGCCAACTCATCAAGCCAAGCACCTGATAAGTTTAGACCACGACCTGCATCTGGAGTGTCTGCGCCGAAAGTGTGTATGCGCTGTCCATCTTTGAATAAAATCTTATGTGATGATTTGTTGTAAATATAATCTTTATCGTTTTCAAGCCCTCTATTTTTTAATGCTTTGATAAATCCACTCGGTCCTTCAACACAGATGTTTTTAACATCACCGAAAGTAGGTGCAATAATTGCCCACTCAGTAGGCGCACCATTATCTGATTTATTATGCAGTACTTGATCTACTAGCCATTCCGCACCAGTTCTAGTTTTGCCCCAACCACGACCCGATAGAATTAACCAAACATTCCAATTACCTTGCGGTTCCTGTTGTTCAGGTCTGCCGATATACCACCAAGGTTTACGGTTCAGGTCATAAATTATTTCAGGAGGTAGTGTGGCTACCCATTGATTGCGTTCTTCTTTACTTTTGCTCGCTATCTGTTCCCGAATTGATAAACTCATTTTGTTCTAAGCCCTCGTCTAAGAATGCTAAGACTGCCTTCTTCGCTTCTTCTAATGATAGTTGTATTGGTGCTCCATTAACACCGCTTATCTCTTGTCTTATCTTATCGTTTCTGCCCCAGCGCTCGCCATGTTTTCTTTCTAGTAGCCAACCTGCTGCTTGCCAAGTTCCGTTGTCCGCTGCTTGTCGTATTCTAATTACGGCAGCAACTTCAGCATCGGCTTCAGCCCGTTCAATTGACTCCAGAAACTCCAAAAACTCTGGCTCTGCATCTGGCTTCTTTGCCTGCTCTAACCAAGAGTAATAAGTTGATTCGGATATTCCCGCCATGCCTGCTGCGATCTTGGCATAATTGCCTGCCCGTATAGCAGTGCAGATTTTATCCACTATTTCAGATGTTAATTTAGTTGGTCGTGCCATTATGCCCCCATAGTTTGACTAGCAATAGTTTTAGCATCGTGATTATTGAGCAATGCGTCGCCGTATATCGTGGGCGGTTCTTTGATTGCTTCAGCGAGTTCTTCAGGCTTCACGAATACTGCATGCTCTAGTAATTCATCATCAGGTCTGCCTGTTACCCAACCTTCATTGAGTATGAGTGCTGTTCCTGCATCTATTGCTTCTAGGAAAGTATATTGAGTTCCGCCACCATCGCCTGAGATTGTGGACATATCAACAGCCCATTTATACCTACTGGCGAGTAATGCTCCGCCCCATAGATTATCTGCGCTGAACTGTCCGCCGTAGTATTTAACCCAGTGCTCAGGCAGTTTATGATGAGCATACATTCTGTTGCATGCGCCGTATATTTTAATTTTCTTTTCATCGGGCAATTTATCGTTTGCCTCAACTATGAAATGAGTGCCTTTATCCCAGTCTATCCTAGAGAATGCACCTGCCCATAATAATCTATGACTGAAAGGTTTAGGACTACGCATATATGGGTGCGGTAGATATCTTGACTTGATATCAAATTTTTCTAAGTTTATTACATTTATCGGGCGGATTGTAATTACATCTACGCACCTACGCAGTATGGCTGGTATATCGCCTTTGAGTTCTGTCGGGTCGTGAATAATTACTTTTGCGCCTACGCTGACAAGCGCATCAGTTTCGTTTGTAAACTTCTGTGTGGTTGCCGTAATAATAGATGGCATATCGCTGGCGTAATCAACCGCATCAATCAGGGATAAATTCTGGTATTGAATACCCCTACCCCAGTCACGCTGTTGTTTTTCTGTTCTATTTCCTATGCGGAATAGATGAGGATTGTATCCTGCTTGTTTTAATCCGTAATATAAGTGTGCTGTGTATGTTGGCCAACCACCATATTTAACATCAGGTAAATAAAATAAGGCGACATTCATCTTGGCTCCCTCGCTATGGTTATAGATTTGAAACGCATAGTGGGATTGGCTGTATCGTTCATGAGTCTTACTGTTGATATATCGGGATATCTTTCAGCAACTTTAGTTAGATTTTCTAAATGTTTCACCATTCTAGGTACGCCATCTCGCTCTAAAGTTGATTGAGCATTACCGCCAATAGTATCTAAATCAGTTTCTAAACATAAATATTCAAAACGAACTACGCTTCCGTATCTAACAAATGCCCTGAGTGAAGTGTGGTGATCTTCGCCTGTATTGACCAAGGGTCTTTCAGAGTCTTGCCATATCCAATCTTGTGCGTATGTACCCATGAAAGTTCCGAGTATATATTTTAATCCTACCGATATTTCATCTTTTAGATAAAAGTTGTTAAATGTATGGTTGATTCCCCATATTCTACTGCCGTATTTTTCACACAGGGCATAACCTCGTGCAACTATTTCGTCAAGAGTAATATCAACTAATTGTAGTTTCTTTTCACCTTTTTGATAAATGTTTTTGACGTCATCATCAACGCAGAATACTTTAGTGTTTTTATCAAAATATGAATTGATGAATTTTCTTTGCCAACCTATCCCCGGTAGCCCTACTACTATTTGGTAATCGTTTCCAATTACTTCTTTGTATTTATCGGCTTCGTCTTGATTGGCTACGAATATATGTATTTTGTTTTTATCGGCTTTTAATTTATCGAGAGTAATTAAAGTTTGAGATTTTAATATCTCATATCTTTTGTAAGTTGGTATAGCAATCTGGTAATTCATCAGTTACCAATTTTGAATGCTGTATCACCTTTCACTGCTGAAGCAAGACCGACTTCTCGTGCTGTTCTTTTCTTCCGAGCCTCCGCCTGTTCAACTGCGTAAGTAAAACAATCTTTCATGCCACGCAGGCAGTAATAAACTACTGAATATCTATAAGCATCTTTCGCTGTATGTACGATAGGAGTTACGCCATGTAGATATCTATATCCCGGGAAAAATAAAACCCAGCCATCTCGGCACTCAACTGTTACATTATATTCAGGCATGCTTAATGCTCCGCCACGAATACCTCTGCGAACTACTGGCATAGCCGACCACATGTTAAAATTATTACCGTCGTAATGGTATGGAAGTGTTGAAGTTTTATTGATAACTCCGCTAGTCCATAATGAATCTTCGCTGATTCGCCACTCTTTATCTACTTCTGCTGTTTCTTGCGCATCTTTTTCATAAACATCTGGTGCAATCTGGCGCATGATCTGCGAAAGTCTATCTGCTGTTCTAACTAAAACATCATGCTCGTTTGGTTGTTCATAAGATAACGAGGTTGGTCTACATGCTTCACGAGTTTGAAATGGTTTGCGTGGCGCCATGCCGAATGTTCTGCTGTGATTTTCAATACCTAATTGTTGTCTTGTAACACCTGATGATGAGTATTTTACACTGCGAACTGCTTGCCGTAATTCAGGAACCATATCTTCTGGCATGGGCATGTAAACTAAAAATGGTTCGTTTGTTTCTTCATCAACATATATTCCAGCAGTAGTAATATC